AGTAATCGGTATGAACGCCGCAACCTTGTCATCGGCTTCATAGACAAAGCAAACAGCGCTACCATCATTGAGAACTATCCAGATACGCGTATCAGGCCGGCGCTGAACAGCGAGCTGCTTAATGCCAGAGGCAAAGATATCAGTTGTTAGCTTGCTGATCTCACTCGCTACATAATCAGCGCTTCCGCCGTCGAATGTGAGTTCCAGAAGCGCTGTGCCAGACCGCTCTACAAATATGCCGCGCGTATCGATTTTCGCTGGATCGATCGCCGCCGCTCCAGTCGTGGAGGAATCTTTGACGCCAAGGTTGGATGGCGTCAGCGGTTCGTCTAGTGACGAAGATTTGACCGTTGCCACAACACCCTCGGTGCCGGCTAGCAATCGCTGTAGCGATAGCAACCATTGCGTAGCGTTCACCCCACCAGTGGCAATGGATCTGGCAATTGGACCGCTATCACCTTCAACTTCTTCATTGAAGCTCGCGAATGCATCGGAGACCGAACCCCACAGGCGGTCGTCACCTGACCACCACAGACGGCCATCCGATAGCGTGACGGCAGAAGGCCATCCATTATCGCTTGACCACTCACCTTCGCGCCAATCGCGTGTCGGCCCTTTTTTCAGAAAGGGTTTGAGAATTTCGATGGAAACCTGTGTAGGGCCAATATATGCCGTTACGCGGCCTATGCCATATCCACCGCCACCATCATATCCAAGGGCGACAAGCGCCGCTCCACTGGTGAAATTCCCTTCAGCAAAGCCGAGACGATACCAATAGATCGAATTATCATCATCATCGGAATAGCTCTTATCGGTGACATTTGCCGTCTCTGTATCGACTTCCTTGAACCCCGTAGTAGCACTGTCAAATGACCGCTGAAGGCTGATAGTGCCGGACCATGTCCCTGCGATGGTGTAGAGAAAGTCTCGATCATTCTCTCCGCCGGCAGAGGTGTTGTTGACACCCGTCACGCGGATCGGGTCCGAGAATGAATCCTCGGAGGAAAGCGATTGCTGAATGTATTGCCCGGACTGATCTAACCTAAAAATTCCGCCAACATGCCCCGTATTGAAAAATGGGGTGTCGGAAAACAGATTGGCGTTTCCATTTAGCCCATCGGTCGTAAGACGGATCGTCTGTGTTGTAGGGGCAACGAATGGGCCGTCATCCGATAGATAGAATGCGACCGACCACGACCGCCTGCCGCGTCTCTCGATACGTCGAGGAGAAACGCCATTGCACGCAATGAAGCATACGTCTGCGGATTGGCTGATGCGTATATTGCCCAAATCCCCTGTTGTCCACGGGGAGGGAAGCGCCATTATCCCACTTCCCTCCACCATGATGCTATCGACCACAGAGTCATAGATATTCGTGGAGGAGAATCGAATTGAATAGGCCGTCGAGGGAGGAGTAAAGGCAAGCGAATGATAGCCGGTAGGTAGCGTAGTTTCTGGTATAAGATCCTGTCCACCAACCGCAACACCGCACCTGAATTGCACAGGTCCATGTGAGACGAAAATCCGTAGGGCATGTTCGATGCCTGGAGAAGCCGTTGCTACCGTCTGGTTGCACATAGCCGTAGCATTGACGAAAACAGCGTTTAGCGTCAGCACGCCGCCCGATATCGTCGCTTGCCCGCCATTGCTGCCGACCGTGTTCCATCCCGTTGCGGATGAAAAGTCACCATTGGTAATCGTGCTCGAAACAGAGACGCGAGTAAGCGGTTCGTCATCAAGGATGATGCTCAGGCTATTATTCGAAAATGCCAAGAGGGCCGCATCCGTTGCGCCAAACACGAATGGTTTCAGCAAGCATTCACCGCTGCCGAGCGCTGATCCGATATATCCGAGGCCGGGGCGCATGAAAGCAGGACCTGTAGCCTTGCAAAGGAAATTTGTCTGGATCTCGGCGGCAAGCCTCATGCGCTCCAGATCGGTGCGCGGCAATGCGGTCTTGTCCTGCACGCCGGTATTGAACGATTGCGCATAGATATTCTGCTTAGCCACGACGACGGTCTCCCGGATATCCTTGGCTTCGCGAGCGCGTCCAGCAACCGGGCGGCTTTTCTCTCACGCGCTCATCCACAGCGTCCTTGGTCTTGGCGTCCTGAAGCCGAGACTTGAACAGGTTATGGAGATCGTTGCGGTTGCCCTTGTCGGACGAGATCGGGAGTCCGCACTCAAAGGCGAGATAGGCCTCAAGCGCCTTGGCGAAGTGCTGGCGCCAAGCCCCGATGTTCCAGCCATATGCCTCGTCATTCGAGATATAGCGGACATAGATCGCGCTGTAGGACGTGTGCCAGTATTGTGTCTCATCCTCGAATTCACGGATGCCCTCGCGATAGGCCGGCTCATAGGAAATCGAGACGGTTCGCACCCAGTCTTCCGGCTTGGAATAGGTATAGTCGAAGCCAAACAGCGGCTCGACATCCTCGTCAGGCTGCATCTGAGCCGCCCGGATCGCGAAGTGCCATAGGCCTTGCTCAAGCATGAAGTTGACGGCATCGTCCCATGCAGCATCCAAGGCGTGCTTTTCGGGCCTGTCCTCGGTCAGAGACGCAAGGTTTGATGGCCCGAGGAGCCGAAGGGCGCCGCGGTAAATTGCAAGCCGGTCTGCCATCAGCCCCAATCTCCAACTTCGATTGCCATTTCACGGACGGCGTCTGCTACAAATGATGGCAGCATTCTGACGCCAACCATTGCGTTCTCATCAATGAGATAAGCGACACTGGACGTTCCATCTCGGCCCCAGCCGAACACGACGTAGCCCACGAGTTCGCCCGGCTCGTAGAAGCCAGCGATCATCGCGGCACGACTGACGATGTTCCGTTGAACTTCATCGCGCTCAGGGACCGGCAGCTTATGGATTTCGCCGCCGGCTTTAAACTTGACGCGGCCAATCCGGTATCCGCTCATGCGGCAAGGCCCTGTGCACGCTGCGAATGCGCGATGGCCGACTGGATGGCCTCAACCTTGGACTTGTGATTGCGGCTGAGCTCGACAGCGCCATCTCTCAGGCGCGCGCGCCAGCCGGTCTTCGGCGTGTGGTCGATATAGTAGCCGTCGGGAATGGTTGCCTCGATCGCAGCAACTTCCTCGGCCGATAGCTTGGCGGACGGCGCGTCCGATTTCCACTCGCGCAGTGCGCGGGTTTCAACGAAGCCGATGCCCTTGCCGGTGACGCGGAGTTGGATGTCGAAGGTCTCGCCGATGACATCGATAAGATCGTCAACGTTGAGGCGATCGACATGATGCGTCCAGTAAGACGGCTTGAGAATGTCTTCGATCGTGTGGTCAGGATCGACCTTGACGTGATGAATGGTGCGCAGATATTCGGCCGGCTGGCGCAGCTTGGTCGGGTGGAGAGTTTTCGTCATGTTTGCCTCTGACAATTGGAGAAGGGGTCCACAGCGGTCAGACAGCGAGCGGCAACAGGAGGATTGCTGCCGCTCGCATCCGATCAACGGTGGAGGCAAGACACCGCGACCGAAGTCGCGATAGTCGATATTAGGTGATGGCTACCGGCGCGGTCACGGTCGACAGACCAGTGGTCACGCTCGACGTGGTGCACTGATACAGCTTGTACTTCGGGCCGGTCGTGGCGATGACGTGAACGATGTCACCGACGCGCATGCCCTTGGCGTAGCCGTCCGAGAAGTAGCCGGCGGCGACGATGGTTGCGTCGGCATCGGCTGCGGTCGTGTAACGCCAGACGCGCGGCTGGTAGCCGCCGATCTGGGTATCGAGTAGTGCGAGGTTGTCAGGTACATATGCCATGTTCTGATCTCCTTACGTGGCAACGAACGCAGAGCCGTCGTGAGTGATTTTCACGATGCCATTGTTCTGGAGGATCTTGGCGCCATGGTAGACGGTAGCGCGGGACCACGAAGTGTCCTGCTTTTCGTCATATCCAGCGGCGATCTTTTCTTCGCCCACGCTGACCGCATAACCGATGGAGTTGCGGTGGTACATGTAGCAAATCTCGGCCGCAGTCCCGAGACCGGTGATACGGCTCGAAACGATCCAGTTGACGCCTGCCCAGCGAAACATCTTGCGGACAGGACCGCCGAACGGCTTCGTCTCGACATAGTCGCCGGAAGAATATTCGGTCGTCTGGAGCAGATATCCGCGGAACGCCGGAGAAATGACCGCGAACATGTTTTCTTCTTCTTCGACATCAACATCGTTGTTGCCGAGGATGGCCTGCGCGCCAGTTACCATCGACAGCGATGCCGTCTGGGCCGTTGGCGGGAAGTCCTGCGTTGCATTCGACAGCTCGGCGAGGAGCGTCAGATCGATGTCACGGTTAATGACGTTGATAGACGAATTGCGCATCACCGAGATCTGATTGCCCTGCGAGGCAAAGACGTTGAAGCCGGTCAGCTCGTAGGGAGCATGCTTCTCAACTAGGGTTGCAGTGACCTGGTTGTTCGTCGGATTGCCGTAGGGAATCTGACCGTTGGTGCCGCGAGTGACGGCGGTATCGCCACCAGAACCGGAGACGAGGAACGTCGACTGGTTGCCGGAAGTCTGCATTTCCTTGGTGGTGGTAAGCTTGAGAAGGCTCTGCTTCTGCTCGAAGGCAGGGATGAAGTCCTTCTTGTACTGGATCATTGCAGCTTCGATGCTCATGATCTCTTCCTTTTCAAATGGTGAAGGGAGGGACTGGAGCCGGAGCAGTGCGAGGGAGGCCGATGGACATGCGGGGCCGTTGCCGGGGTGGCCGCTGTCGAACCGGGGCTTTCACGCTTGGCGGATATGCTGGAAACTGCAGTCGGGGGCCGTTGCCGGGGTGGCCGTCATGCAGGCATTAAAAAACCCGCTCGAAAGCGGGCGGACACTGACTGTGATGTCAGAATGGGTTCAGCGCTTGCCGCGCTTGAGGTCGCGTTCGAGGATCTCGCGATATTCGACGTTCAACTTTTCACTTTCATACCGATCGAAGTCGGTATCGCGGATCTTCTCAATCTCTGCCTTGCGGCTAGAATGCTTGCTCTCGGCGTCACTCGATGCGAACACCACATCGCCGAAGGAGTTGCGGCCCTGGTCCGATGCCCACTGGACGAAACTTGCGATATCGCCAAGGCGCCGGCCGTCTGGCAGCCGCGCTTCCGTCCATGCATCGCCGATATCACCGGCTCCTGACATGAAGCGCTTGGCGAGCTGCATGTTGCCTTTGTATTCATCGCGGGACCATGAGTCCCGAAGAGCGTCTTCCGCTGTCTCGCGAGCCGTATTGTCCTGCTGGCCTTGGGCCTCTGCGGCCTTTTCGGCCATGTCGACATACCATTCGGCTGCCATCTCGACGAATGCCGGCGGTGCGTTCTTGGCATGGGCGAACTCGGTGAAGCTCGACAGCACCGGCTTGTCCGCATCGACGAGGCGCTTTGTGACCGGCTCCGGCAGCTTGTAGCCCTCGGCCGTATCGGGGATACCCTGATCCTTGCGCCATTCCGCCATGGCCTTATCGTCCTTGGGATCAGGCATGTCGCGCTTGATCTTGCCGGAGCGGATGGTGGTCTGGGCTTCCTGCAATGCTTTGACGACGCCAGCCAGGGAGCCGTAGCGCTTCAGAAGCTTGAGCTGATCCTCATTATCGCCGGCGGCAAGCTCGCGCCAGTTATCCGGGAGAGCGGATAGCTTATCGTCTGCCGGCGGGTCAGTAGGCGGATCGCCGGACGGAGGATCGCCGGCGGGCGGGTCAACTGGCGGCGGGTCACCAGCAGGCGGAGTAATAGGTGGATCAACCGGAGGCGGATCGCCGGCCGGAGGTGTTACGGGTGGTTCTACGATTGCCTCAGTCATTCTTTGCCTCTGGTTTTCTCTCTGCTCTCGACTTGCCTTCGATCAGCTTCAAAGCCTCAGGCTCGCGCAGCTTGGCGATCTGAAGCCCGAT